AAAAGAAGAGGGTACATTCATCATCAACGCAGCCGCTGTTGAGTTCGCAGGTGAGTCTGACATCGTGAAGATGCTCAAAGACGCACAAAAAGAAGCAGTTAGACGCGGAATAGTAGTTGACAATCCTAAATCTAGTGCTAAACTAATAGATGTAGCCCTGTCACAAGGAGAAGTGACGGTCGCACCCCATCTCGTCAAAATCATCGGTGAAGACCGCCTTACCAAGATAAACAATCGTGGTAAGCCGGAAACCCAAGAGCGCATCCAAGAGAATGGTCAGCAGGTCATGGGTGCGGCTGAAGGCGGGTTCCTTGGTTTTATTGACAGCATCAACCCCTTCTCATCTAGTGAAGAAGAAACACCCCCGCAAGGCTTTGCTACGGTTCGTGTAAAACCTACTGGACCTCAGCCTGTACAAGCAGGTACAGAGTACGAAGGTGACATAGGCGATAGCATTCCTGAAACAGCTTCACAAGCTCCGCCTGCATTTGTAGCACAGCTAGAACAGCACTACAAGAAGCCCGTCACTCGTACACAAAACAAAAAGTTGTACAATAAGATGAGCGACGAGCAGCTACTAGCTCACATGATTATGGCAGAAACCAAGTCGTCTACAGACCCAGAGGAAGCGATGTACGCCGTGGGTCAAACCGCTATACACCGCAGGAACTCAAACGAGCCAGAGTTTAAAAAACAAAGAAGTCTTAGAGACGTTCTTCTAAAGCGGCTACCTAAAGGTGCCTTTGAGTACGTCGGCATGGATGTCAAGCGTAACAAAGGACTAAAAGAAAATTTCAAAACAAATAGAGCCAACTACGAAAAAGGACTAGCTAGAGCAACCACAGTTGCCCAAGATTTGCTAGGTGGAGAGATGGAGTCAGACCCAGCCGTATCTTCCGACGTAATGTGGTACACAAGAAAAGACGCTCCTAATCAGTGGATGCGAAACAATTTAACTCTGGTGCAGACCATTGGAGAACACGAGTTCTACAAGGCACCAGATTAATATTCGTCAGCTACCCGCAATACTGCGGCCCTGACATAACCGAAGCGGCTACCTACACGCCAAGTAGCCCCGCACTATGAGGTAAAGAAATGGCAAAAGCAAGAGGCCACCGTGCCAACAAACCTAACGATTCATTTGGTGCAATAAATAATGATTCGTTATATCGTGGAAAGCACCGTGACGCAGTTTACATCGACGACGATGATGAAGACAACGAAGCGGAAGAAACTACAGAAACACAACAAGCGAACACCGAAGAGGCCACTTCGCAGGATAGCACCAGTTTCGTAGATAATAAAAAAGAAGCGGAACACGATTACAAGAAACGCTACGATGACTTAAAGCGACACTACGACGAAAAAGTAGGGGAGTTCAAGTCAGAAGTAGAATCACTTCGCAACACGATGACAGAACGGGCGGCAGAGATGCCTAGAGGTGTAACACCACCTCGTACGCAAGAAGAACTCGCAGAGTTCAAGGAGCGTTACCCTGACGTTTTTGAAGTAGTACAAACTGTGTCCTCTATGCAAACAGAGTCACAAGTTTCAAAACTACGCGAAGAATTGGGAACTATCAAAGAACGGGAACAGGAACTAGAAAAGCAGAAAGCCTTCGAGGAACTGCTACGGCTCCACCCAGACTTTGACGAACTCAAAACAAGTGATGTGTTTCTAAAGTGGCTAGAAGACCAGCCACAGTCCATCGCAGATGGCATCTATAAGAACAACAAGGATGCTAAGTGGGCGGCACGGGTCATAGACCTCTATAAAGCCGATACTGGCTTAACCAAGAAGAAATCTAAATCTTCACCATCAGCAGCAGATGCAATTACAAAAACCCCTGCTAGGGACGTAAGCACCGATGCTGGTAACAAGAAGATTTGGAAGGCTTCAGAAATTCGCACCCTAAAGCCGTGGCAGTTCGAAAAGCTAGAAAGCGAAATCGACGCTGCCCGTACTGAAGGTCGAATAGATTTAAACAACTAACTAAACCTCAAAAAATGGAAGGATTGAACTCATGGCGTTCGATACTGCTGCAGGTTATGGTAACCTGCCTTCCGGTAACTTTGCACCGGAAATTTTTAGCCAAAAGGTTCTCAAGTTTTTCCGTCGTGCTTCGGTTATTGAAGATATTACAAATACCGATTACGCTGGCGAAATTGAAAACTTTGGCGATACAGTCAAAATCATTAAGGAGCCGACTGTAACTGTCTCTTCTTATCAGCGAGGCTCTGTGGTAAATCCACAAGACTTGTCTGATGACCAAATTTCTATGGTCGTTGACAATGCAAACGCTTTTGCGTTTAAAATTGACGACATTGAAGAGCGTCACTCACACGTAAACTTCGAAGCACTTGCTACCTCTTCTGGTGCGTTTGCTCTGAAGCGGAAGTATGATGCCGCTGTCCTACAACACATCTCTGATGCCGCTGGTATTGCATCGTCTGCCGTTTCTGGTACGACTCTAACAAATACCGTAGCAGCAGGCGTGTTAGGAACAGCAGGTGCCCCTATCAACGTTGAAACAAATGATAATGGCATCAATATGATGTTGGCTATGGCTCGTCTACTTGACGACCAGTCTGTGCCTGAAGAAAATCGCTGGTTTGTAGCACCTCCAATCTTCTACGAGAAGATGTTCCAAGCTGGCAACAAAATTGCTGAAGTCCAAGTGACTGGCGATGCTTCATCTCCGCTGCGTAATGGCCTTGCCATCAACGGTACCTTTGCTGGTTTCCGTTGCTACAAGTCTACTGCACTAAACAGCACAGGTGGAACTGACCAAGTAACTCTGACTGACGCTGCTGCAACTCTTGCAACAGACGGCTCCGAGAACGTTATTCTCGCGGGTCACATGTCTGCTGTAGCGACTGCATCCCACATCGCTAAAACCGAAGTGGTTCGTTCAACTGAGTCATTCTCTGATGTCATTCGTGGACTTCACGTTTTTGGTCGCAAGGTACTGCGTCAAGAAGCTGTTGTTCGTGGCGTCATTGACTTCGCATAAGGGAGATTAGCAAATGGCTACTTTTGACCATACCATCACAGGCGGTGGTACAGTAGGACATCCCGCTCACGCGATTCGTCCTTACATCGTGCAGTCAAAGATTTTTGATGCTGCCGATGACAACCTTACAGCTAATGATGTCATCAAGGTGATTGACCTTCCAGACAACTCCATCGTTCTTGGTGGTTGCTTGGACGTTCTTGAAGCTGGTGGCTCTAGTGTGACTTTTGACGTAGGTGTTAGCACCGACATTGATGCCTTCTGTGATGGTGTCGATGGCAACGCTGATGCTATCTACAATTTTCACCCTACAGCAGCGGGTATCAACACAGTAATTGCTACAGACGCTATCCAAGTTAAAATCTTGGGTGCAGATTCTGCTGTAGTTCGTTTCCGTGTTATTGCTTTGATTGCTGACATTGGTGACCCAACTAAGTTGGTCCAGACTGCTTCAGTCCAGACTGGCGTATAACATTGATTGAGGGGGAGGGGAAACTTTCCCCCTTGACGACTTTTTAATTTCATGATATAAGCAGCTATCCTCTGCAGGGATATACCCCTAATGTTCAAAGCAATACTCTTTATATGTAGTTCGCTACTAGGTAGCACAGAGTGTCTAGAAATAGAAGACACCCGTGGTCCCTATGACACAAGAGGAGAGTGCATAGAACGTGCAGTAGAAATGTATCATTCTACGCAGTTGCTAGTACCACCCCCTTATGAATCTGTTAGGTATGAGTGTGAGAGTGGAATATAATGCCTCGTAAAAAAGAAACACCTATAAAGAAAACAACTAAAGGAAAGGGTGCTAACTATCGCCCTACCAAGTCTGGCGCAGGTATGACTGCAAAAGGCGTTAAAGAATATAAGAAAAAGAATCCCGGTTCTAAACTAAAGACAGCAGTTACAGGCAAAGTTAAGCCCGGAAGTACAGCGGCTAAACGCCGTAAATCTTTTTGTGCTAGGTCAGCAGGGCAGATGAAGAAGTTTCCTGAAGCTGCAAAAGACCCCAACAGTCGTTTACGTCAAGCAAGAAAGAGATGGAAATGCTAGCTGCACTCATAGGACCCATATCTTCTATAGCCAGTACGTGGCTTGAAGGTAAAGTAGAAAAAACAAAAGCAGAAACAGGAGCTAAAGTTGCAAAAGCTAAAGCTGAAGCTGTCATCATGGAAAAGAAAGCTACTGGCGAAATCGACTGGGATTTGGCTATGGCTGAAGGAAGCAAACATTCTTGGAAAGATGAGTGGATTACAGTTCTATTTTCTGTACCTCTCATACTGGCCTTCTGTGGTGACTGGGGTAGAGAAATTGTGCAAGAAGGCTTCACAGCTTTACAAGCGATGCCGGAGTGGTATCAGTACAGCTTGGGCCTCATTGTGGCAGCGTCGCTAGGTATGCGTGGCGCAACCAAGATGTTTGG